TGCCGTCTAACTTCCACTTAGCAGGGAAAATAGTTGGTGTTGAAGTAAAGCGCTTTCTAACTCGAGCTGAGCCAGATGACATCGGTGTTCTTAAAAGATTTGATTGTTGAGATAATTGATAGTTTGAAATTAACGGAAGTTTTAGTGATTTTGGATATGAGATTAACGCCATTATAAACCCTGCCTTTGTAATCCGTAATGACTTTCAAGTGCACCAGAAGCAGAGCCACCTTCTCGAATGTTACTAACGAACACATCAATAACATCCTCTCCTGACATTTCTCTTTTAGAGTTTTGACCGGCTCTTGATGCATCTTCAATTAAGTTAATAGTAACTTTGTTTCCTAAGCTTTGGCCTTTTGTGTGATCGATAACTGTTTCTTTTGGGTGAACAATTGCGAACATTCCACCTTTGCCATCAACACCACCAATTCTGGCGCCATCTCCGGTGTAACCACCTCCATCGAAGGACGCTAGGGAAGATGCGGCGGAAGCAATAGCAGCTGCTGCTAAAGGTTGGGTTGCAGCCTCCGCTAATGCCGCCGCACCTGGTGCCATAGCTGGTCCAACAATTGGGATGGCTGCTGTTGAAGCAAACGCATTAATAGCTGCCAAATGCGCACCGGCTTGGGCCTGACCTGCAACTTGAGTTATATATGATGCTGAATTTGCTTTGCCGATAGTTTTCTCTAGGGCCCAAAGTACAGTTCTTTGAGTTCCAATTTCAACAAGCGTTTGGATCATCGACTTACCAAAGCTTACTGCAATGTTTTCAACTAAGTTGCCAAAGCCTTTCCATTCGAAAATTGAATTGGTTATATTATTTGAAACGTTTCGAGAGAAGTTTGATAACGTGTCGGCCCATAGCTCATCGGTAATTGCAGAGCTGTTTCTTACTGATTCTGTGTAGCTAGACCAAAAATCATTGTTTTGCTCTCCTAGGCGTTCTTTATGCTGTAACTCGAGCTGCTCTTTGGCAACTCGGTACTCTTCTTCTATCTCTTGAGTTGCTAGATTTTTATCACGTAGTAGCTGAATCTCAGCGTCCATCTTTTCAACGAGTCGGTTGTATTTACGGTTTTCCAACTCAATTTCGTTGCCTTCAAGCTCTAGTTGAGCTTCATATATTTTTTGGTATTGGCTACGAGCTTTTTCAACTAGAGCATCAACTTTACCGCTTGAATCATTTTCGTTATTACTCGAATTGTCCCCAAGCAATAAGTGGTTTAAATCGTTTTTCCCTTTCTTAACTTGTGCTTTAGCTTGAGTTTCAAATTTTTGCTGAACATCAGCAATCCATGCACCAATCTTTTCAGATGGCATAGGCGCGGCAAGTAGGTCTTCTAGTTCGCCAGCTAATTGATCAGTGGTACCGGAAAAACCATCTGCAAAAGCCTGCATATCTTTGGTACTACTGACATCCATGCCCAGGTATTCAAGCATGCCACCACCGGCTTGATAGAGGCCATTAAACAATTGAACAGCACCATTGCCTAGTTCAGCAACGGCTTGTCTTAATAATAAGAATGTGACTTGTAAGCCACGTCCCATATCAGATAAGAAACCAAGTCCTTTGCCGACTTTTGTTACAACAGTTTGAGCTAACTGACCAAACCCACCGGCTTCTATTGCAGACTCTGTAAACATGTCAGAAATTGCAGCAACAAGTGGGGCGGTTTCTGTCGCTAATGCTTGGCCAAAGCTATGTGTCGACTTCTGAGCTCTATCAAAAGCGTCATTAGCAATTTCTACTTTGGCCGCATCAACTCTACTGATTGCAAGTCCCAGAGCTTCGGCTTCATTCATCATTGTTTGAATGCCATCAGCACCAAGATTTAACGTATTAAGTAACTTTACCCCTTCGCTATCAAATAGCTTTTGAGTTAAAAATACTTTTTGGCCTTGATCGCTTACATCAGACATTTTCTCGGCGATAAGTGCAAATTGCTCATCAGGACTTTTGCTTTTAATATCATCAATCGATATACCTAGCTGATCCAAAGCAACCTTTGCTTCACCCTTACCGGTTGCTGCAACTTGGCCAATTCGCCTTGTCATCCGTTGCAAGCCCATGTTCAAGCTTTCAGTGGATGCGCCAGTTTGTTGAGCTGCATGTTGCAAGCCGGAAAGAGCTTCAGTCGTTATGCCGAGACGATCAGCTGTTTTCGCTTGCTGATCTATAAATGCTGCATTTTTAGCATAAATAGCTGTAAATGCTGCAACGCCGGCTGTACCAAAGCCCGCCATAAATTTAGTGGTTGTGCCAACCATTTGGCGCGTTTTATCAGACCAAGATTTAGTGCTCTTATTGGCTTTTTTTAATTCAGCCGTAAGCTTTGCACTTTTACCTATTAAGTCTATTGTCAGCGTTGCGATAGATGCCATTTATGCTCTTCTTTTTGTTTTTCGCCAAGGACAATTGTTTAAAAAGGCTTCCGCATCGCGCCTTTTCTGCTCTTGTTCTATTTTTCTTTGTTCACTTCTGTCGAACGTCAATCCCATTTTCATGCTTTGATGTACGAGTCTGAGTTCGAGTTCTTCAGCGGGTAAACGTTGGCGTAGTTCATAGATGGAGCAACCCAAGTTGTCTGCTAGATTGCAGAGCGCGGCGAGCTCAGGTTGCTTTGTTAGTTTTTTTCAAGTTGTTCCAAGTTATCCTGCGACATGTTTGTATAAAACAAGCCAGTCGTATGGATCATTGCTAACTGAGAAACATCCATCTGCTTAGGCAGCTTTTTGGCTTCTTTGTCATTGAACTTGCCAAATAGCATGAAGTAGGTGTTGCGCTGAGCTAACTTTTCTAATTCCTTCGTGTCAGCTTCTTGGTTGCTAAAAAGCTGTCGTGCCTCGGTTTCATCAATTGCTGGTAATCTATGCAATAAAATCTTACCCACTCCAGGCACGTCAAACTCACGCTTAGAAGTTGGCAAGCCGCCTGACATTATTTGTTCAGCAGTAATCATGCCTTACTCCTTTATGCCGCAGAAACAGTAGTGAACTGCACTTGCTGCAACTTACCGATAACACCAAACATTTGTTTGCCTGACTCTTTGCCTGATTCACCACTAAAGTGATCTTGAGGGATATAGACAACCTCTTGAACTTCACCACTTGCTCGAGTGACTTTTAGAGTGATGTGTTCGCGCGCTTTAACTAAATCAGTAAATGCTTTTTGGTCAGCGTTACCCGGCTTATGACGAAACGCCAATTCAAAATCTTGATCTTCAGGCAAAGCCTTTTTGCTGTAAGAACGATTCGCTGCTGCAATGTCAGTATCGTCGTCCCATTGCTCACCTGAATTAATTTGAGGAATTACATCTAGACCTGGCAAAAAGGTATCGGCCGTTCCTACACCAGTTGTGCAAAACTGAAGTGTAGACTTATGTGAATCAACCGTTTCTGATGCTGGAGTTGTTACTGCTGATGGACTTGTCATGGTTTAAGCTCCGTTGCTTATTGTGTTGTAATAAAATGCGTAATCCAATGAAACGCGATACTTTTTTGCATCTTCGTCATAGCTTGGAATTCTGTTTTGTTTAAGTGCAAATTGGACTTTTATTAGAGTGTCTTTAAACGAAACAGTGTTAAATACACTATCAATTGTTTTGGCGATTTCAGAAGCTGTTAGTGGGTCCTTGCTGTAGCAATCAAATTGCACAGTTGCGTCGTTCTGTCCCTCATCCATATGCAAATCAAGATCAGGGTTATCGCTAATTATTCGTAACAAGACATAATTGCTTTTGGTATTGTGCTTCGTAGTTAAATAAAAATTATTACCAATAAGTAATTTTAATTCTGTAGACAACATTGCGTATCGACGAATAGAGTTCTCAATCATTTTGATGGTCTCTTTTGAATTTTTTGCTGCGCTTTAGCTATTCGCTTTGCCAGCCTGTCGTTAATAACGTGAAGTACTTGCTTGGTTCGTGTGCTGAATGCTTTGCGAATGAATGGGTGAGCATCCATTTTAGAAGTACCGTATTCGATAGGGACAATGTAAGGGACTTTAAACACCCCGACTTTTACGTGAGAGACAACATTTTCACCTATACGCTTTGTGACTTTTCCTTTGCCTGTCATTCCTCTTATTTTAATTCGAGACTTGAGGAAGCCTGGTCTGATCGTGACTCTTTGACCTTTTTTATTTTTAACAAAACGAGTCACAGATGATTCGGGTGCGTTACGTCTCATGCTGTTTTCATACTTCTTGGCGCCATCTTTAAGCGCCAACGTCATCATTCCTGCAGCTTTCTTGGTACCTACTTCTTTAGCTATTTCCAAAAGAGCTTTTTCCATCTCTTTTAGGCCTTTGACGTCAATACCAATATCAAGCATCAGTGATCTCCCTTGCGAGAATTTCAGTTAACTCAAAAGCCTCATCTACATTCACTGGTTTACCGATAATTTCAAAAATTCGGCCTTTGTGATTAATTCGGTGAGTCGGTTTTATTTTTGCTGAATAACGACAAGTAATTACATAATTTATTTCACCGGTGACCTGTCCGCTCTTCACCGACTCAGAAGGTTTGCCCGCTTTTATTTTTGCCCATTTAGAAAAGTCATTTTCCCAGATTGGATGATTGTAACCATCATCAGATAAAGTACTTTTTTCGAAGAAAACTTTCTTATTGAGCGAGCCAGCTGCGGGTCTAGTCATAGCAATTGCACCGATAGTTCTGAGCAAATAGCTTTAAATGCGTTTGGTGTTTCATAAAGTTGCACTGGAGCAGTGTCTTCTCGGTTTCGAAACCAATCTGCAATCAAAATAAGAATCGACTGTTTAGCTAATTTGTAGTTGTCTTCGTCAGAAATAGAAGCTGCGTCAATTTGATCTGCAGCAATTCCTGCATGGCCAAAGACACACTCTATTTGAACTGCATCACTGACTTTATAGCCAACTGCTGGCCAACTGCCACCAAGTCTAGGTGTAATTACAGCGGTTAATCCGTGCGATACAACTCTGTATTCGCTAGGATCAATAGTCACTAATTGACCTAAACCATTAATATATTTAATCGAAGTTATGCTCCGCAAAGGGGTAAGAGGTAAACAAATGTCAGTAGTGAATTTAGGAAGCGCAAGCTGCCATGTTTGTTCTACTAACAAGCGGCCCGTCATAGTTTCGAAGCGTTTTCTTGCTGCAGGGATTAGAGTACTTAAATAAGTCTCGTCATCGCTGTCACTATTAGTATGAGCATAAACATCTTCTAACGTTACCGGCTCTGCTTTTGGTGCACTTACTATTTTACGGAGCATATTCACGATTATTTCTCGCTATCGTTGTTATTGCCTTTTGAATCGTCTTTAGATGAATCATCATCTTGATTTTCATCATTTGACGGTTCGCTAGTTTCATTGACAGTAACTAACTCAGCACCTTGCGCTACACAATATGCCACTTCTTCGTCTTCGGTCGATACTTCGCCTTTTTCTAGAAACGGCTTTAGCACCTTCTCTGACGCTTCGATGACATCGTTCGGTTCGAACTTTAAGCCACAACAAGTAATAGTAACCAGTACTCGAGCTGCTAATAATTTAGTTTTTTTAGCCATGGTATTTCCTAACTAATAGAATTGAAGTGCCTGCTACCAGGCACTTATTAATTTACCTAACGATTAGGTAGCGCTGTTTTGGTAGTACTTAATCGCACCACCCACATCGATGTAACGACCACCTGAACGCATGAACGCTAAGAAGCCAACTTGGCCCTTGCGGCTATACGCACTGTCAGTGAATCGGAATAGCAACATTTGAGAGACGTCGCGAACGATGTACTTAGAGAAATCACCAAAGGCAAGTGATTTGGCATTTGCTCCCATTACAGGCATGTGCTGGTTAATCGCATACGGACGACCTAAAATCGCATTCGGTTCGCCGCTTTCAATACCAGGCAACCAAAGAGGACGATTTTGGTTGTCTTTCATTTTCTTAATAACTTTAAGTGTTGAGTCGTTCATCATGAAACCACACTGGCCGCTACGACGATAAGCAGGATCAACGCTGTGTTCTAAATCGACTAAATCATCAAAGGTAATTATTGATGTTTGGCCAGAAGAACCAACTTTACCCGCAGTGATATCAGCTAATAATCCATGCGGTTGGTCAGTACCGGTACCGTTCATGAATGCATCTTCTGTTGTTCGGCCGATACGGTCACCAATCAATTGATTGATGTAACCTTCAAGGTCGAAGCGAGAGTCTTGAAGTAGTTGGAACGGAACAGCAATGACTTTAGAGCTAACCATATGCGTGTCGATGTTGCGTACACCAAAGTTAGTATCTTCGTTTGCAGATGTGCCGTTTTCACTTAGCCATTCACCTGTTTCTGACGTGGCATCAGACGTTGGCCATGGAATACGAGAACCTGACTCAGTTGGAACAACTGTTGCCAATTCACGCATACCACCGTATTCAGAAAGCGCTTGAGAAATACCAGGTGCAATTTCGTCAGACGTTAAATAACCGCCTTCTGCACCATTGCCTGTACTCATTGTGTTTTGTGGTGAGTTGATGCGGTTTTGAACGGCTTCACGTTGCTCTTCATTAAGAGCAGACATACCACCACGCATCCACGAGTCATAAGCTTTCTTCTCATTTTCAATGCGAGATTCTGCTTCATCTGTTGAGATGCCGTCACGGTCAGCACGGTTTTGTGTGTTCAATTTTGTTTTAGATGCTAAATCTAATACTTTTTGATCACGTTCTAGTTCGCCATCTAACTTCTCGATGTCAGTAACTAAAGTATCGTACTTTTCTTGGTGAGACTTATCCCAAGCTTGATCTTTAGGGTGATCTTTAACTAGCTTGTTGAGATTGACAGCCAATGATTTGCGCTGTTCACGTTTTTGCTGGATTGACATAGGAATTATCCCTTTTGATTTTTAGATATAAAAAAAGCACCTTAAAGGTGCCTCGGTCGGTTGTTTGCCAGCGCAAGCTAGCTTGTTACCCGCAACATATTCGCGAATCTTTCTAAGCGTTCACGTTGCGGAAATGGATCTTCAGGTTCTTGAGGTTCTGGTGCATTTTCATATGCTGATAGGTCCCAATTTTTGCGGCCTTTATTAGCAATGTTATTGCTACCGGTGTTTCGTTGAATGATTTGCTCTGCAAAGCCATGCTCTACTGCTTCTTGCGCAGTAAACCAAGTTTCTGCCTCCATCCATTCTCTAATTTGAACATCATCGACACTTGTATTGTTGACGTAATCAGCAACGATAGTGTTATCAATTTTGTCTAGCATTTCTGCTGTTTTTCGAAGTTCAGTTGCATTGCCAAAGCCAACTGTCCAAGCATAATGAATCATGTACATGCCTGACTCTGCTATCTCGATAGTATCACCGGCCATTGCGACACGAGTGGCTGCACTTGCTGCAACACCGTCAATATGAACGTGAATTTTTGCAGGGTGAGCAATCAGTGTGCTGTAGATTGCTGTTGCTTCAAATACGTCACCACCAGGACTATTGATATATACGTCAATGTCCGTTGCATCTGGAATGCTTAACAGAGCTTTTTTAACCATTTCAGCTGAAACACCCCACCAAGGATCAATAACATCGTAGATTAATATCGCTGACCGATTATCATTATCTGCCGCAAGTGGTGAGTTCTTCACTACCTTAAAATCGGTTTCAGATCTGTTATTGCAATTGGCCTTAATCAGGGCCATTAACTTTCTGCTGTTATTCATAGGGCTAATCCGCTTTGTTGTTTATAGTTGGGTCGTATGGAAGGTCATATCGTTTATCATCGATACGAGGTAAGTTCTCAAGCTTTCTAACTTCGTTTATAGCAATCCAACCAGGACCTTGTGAGCCGCCAATTGCTTGACGATAAGAATCGTTTCGCTCTTTGAGCGTTAATCGCATTAAATTAGACGTAATAAACTCAGCAAAGAATGTTGTACCGAGGAAAAGCTTTCTGTTTATTTCTTGCTCGAATCGATTTAAGTGAGGGCCAAGAGTGTATCGAACAAATGACAATCCAATTTCGCCGATACCCGAACCCCACGATGTGCTCTTTTGTTCTTGGTTTACCATGAACGAAGGAAGTCCGAAAGCGCGCGCAATATCTGTGATTTGAAACTCTCTTGATTCGAGCAGCTGAGAGTCTTTAGCTGATACGCTAAGCTCTTTTATGTCAGTTGAACCGTCCATTACAAGCGGGTATTTACCTCGCTTTGTGCCACCGTAAGTTTTTACCCACGATTGTCTAAATGAGTCCTTTTGCTCATCAGACCATTTGCCCGTTTTGATTACTGCTATTTGCTGAGTTGAACCAGACTTAAAGAACTCTGCAGAGTGTTCTTCCATAGCCAGTTCTAAACCAATTGAATTAAACGCTCCCCATTGAATAACAGACATTGATTTCAGACCGTTAAAGCCAAAGCCAGGGAAGTGCAAAATATCATCTTGATCAAACCCTTTTGGCTGACCGCCCAAATGAAAGAAGTAGTTGAGTCGACCACCGTTATTTTCAACAACCATACCCACTGGTGAGATAGGAAGTATTTCTTCAACTTCACCGTTCCGATCTCTAACCAATACCGCATAACCATCGCCGTGGAGCAGCATTGATGCAGCTATATATTCCCAGAACGTAGCTGCTGACCAAACCGCGCACGGTTGTAAGTTAAAGAGGTTTGCAAGAGCGTGATTACCAATTCGAGTCTTATCCCCATTTTCCTGCCTATCAAATATATGAACAGGCATTTGTGATAATGCACCGGCTATCAACCTTACACATGCAAAAACAATAGATACTTTCATTGATGTTTTTGGGGTGACTTGTGGCCCCGCAATTGATGGCATCATGCCAAATAGTTCTGCCATTTTATTAATATCAGAACTTGCAACTTCCGCCATTTCCACTTCATTGGAAACACTTGTGTCATCAGCTGCTTCTGGCACTGTGCTTTGCTTACTTTTAAAAAAGGGTATATTAAACATTAGAGTTCCACGTATTCTTGGTTTGAGCCGTCTTCTTCATCCGGTGTCCATGCACCTATGAATGCAAGAAGCATTGCAACTGCTGTATCGATTTTATTGTCTTTGTGCTCTTTGACTGGGCGAATGTATTTACCATCCATCGTCGTCTTCGCGATTACGTTACCTAGACACCAGGCAAGAACTGGATCACCGTTGTGATGAATTCGGCCTTGTCTTAATAGTGTTTCGAACTCACGCATTGCCGGAGAAAAGTTAGTATAGTTTTGTGCGACTTTGATTGGCTCAATACCATAAGCGTTTTGAACTCGTTGCGCGATTGGAGCAGCGCCTGCAGGGTCATAAAACAAAGCGCTAACAAAATGCGTTTCGTTGTCTGTACCCATCGCTTTTTCCACTTCATCGTAATCGATGCTGCTACCTTCGCACTCCAGCAGATGTCCTTGATCTATCCACTCGCGATAGATGTCTATTTCTTCTGCCTTTGCTTCAGTTACATATGATTTAGCAAAAAAGTAGTAATGCGTTTTGCCGTCAATGTCTCTATCGAAACAATCTACATCAGCTGTTAAATCATCGCTTTCAGATAAATCGACACCTTTCGTACAATCCTGCCCAACAAAATCATCTTTATTAAGTTCAGGATCAGCAGCTGCTGACCAATCCTCCATGTTGAGCCAACTCTCTCGAGCACCAACCCACATATTGAGATGTTTTGTTTTGAATGCGTTTTGCTTTCTTGCTGACTGTTTAGCTTTACTTAGCTGATTCTTTAAGCCTTCGATGTCAACTGAGACACCGTAGTTCGGATTCGCTTTTTCTAACGTTTTTTCGTCTTGCCAGTCATCATCTTTGTCAGCTGCGTAGATGATGCAAAATGTGCTTTCATCTGTTCGGTAGCCTTGTAGTATTTCTTGGCACTCTTTCCAATGCTGGCCACATGGACCAAACCAGTTTGAACCGGCTGTTGATATTATTAGCTCTAAAGGTTGTTCCCTTGCACCCATACCAGTAATCATTGTGTCACGTTGTTTTTCGTCAGGGTGCTCGTGAAACTCATCGCATAGATAACAGCTAGGAGAGCCACCATCGCCAGGATCACCAATCAGACGTTCAAATTTGCCACCGTCCAAAGTGCTAGATATTTGTTGTGCTAATAATTCAACTTTAAATCTTCGACGATACGCCGGTTGCTTATTGGCCATTTTATGTGCTGGCTGAAATACTTCGTTTGCTTGTTTCTGATTAGTAGCGCCGCAGTATACTTCTGCGCCTGGTTCGTTATCGTTAGACAACATATAAAGACCAATTGGCGCAATCCAAGTTGATTTACCATTCTTTCTCGGAACATAGACTGCTGCAGAACGGAAACGTCTACGATGAGTTTTGATATGTTTCCAGCCAAATATTTGGGCTGTTATCCACTTTTGCCAAGGTCCCAAGCTTATTAAAGACTCATGGCCAATCGCTCTGGCCCACTTCCCTTTAACGTGATTAAAGGTTTCTATAAATCTGATTACTTTATTTACTGCATCAACATCAAAGTAATATGGAAACTCTTCGGTACCAGCTCGAGCTAAATCTTTACTCTCTCGCTCAACCGCTAAACGCTCATACTTATTGGCTGGGCGCTTTCCACTAAGGACATCAGAAGCGTACTGCTCAATGTCAGCGATATGATCTTTAGTAAACGTTGGGTAACTGTTTCGCATTTAATATATTTCATCAAAAAGCCCAGGCTGTAAGTTAGTAAAACGTTGGTCAGTCGCAGGGCTACCACCAATCTGATTGATTAAGCTATTAAGCTTTCGCCAGTCATCGTTATACTGAGCAACTTCAGGTCTGTTCTTATGTTGAGCCCCATTCCGCCCGATAGTCGTGTATGTCCAACCGATATCTTCTGAATCAAGATGAGCTTTCGTTTCTTCCATTCGTGCGATTACCACACAATACTCTTTGAAGAACCTGATAAAGTGAGGCTTAAATCTGTTAATTTTTACATAAGCAGGGATATCAGTTTCCCACACTTTTTGCTCTGGTTTAGACATTCCACGCGGACGCGAACTGATCGCGATTTTTCTCGCTTCCTTATCGCTTATTTCCGCCTTTTCTTGGGTACCAGGAAATTGAACGACTTTGTCGTCTTTTTCTACTGCTACTTGTGGATATCTACCTGACATAACTAATCTTTTATTCTCTAAGTGGGTTTTTTGTTTTCATTACTGTGTCACATAAAAATTTGACTAGGGCGGCGGTGAACGTAGGCTATCTCTGAACTTTCAAGGCCCCCGGGGTCAGTGATTTTTTTGCTTGTTGTGATTCTTCAGACGTTTTTATCTTGTCGCAGTGCTGACAGATGGTTTGTAAATTGTCATCGTCATCAGTTCCGCCTTGGCTCTTTGGTATTTTGTGGTCACAGACTCCATGATTAGGGCCGTGCAACTCTACAGATACCAGTTCACCTTTCTCTAAATGAATCTGACATAAGAAACGATCGCGATTAAATATTATCTCGCGCTTCTTAGACCAAGTGCGACCACCGCGACCAGATGTCTTTGCTTGCTTACGCTTTCTATCAAAAGGCTTACGATGTGGGCAGTCACCATTACTATGAACTGTGCGGCACTTAGTGCACCAACTGCCTGGCTTAACTGGCATCTTCACTCCACTCTCGAAGTTGTTGCTTATCGTAGTTGCATGCATCTAATGCAGCAAAGAGATCGCCAATTAATATGATGAGGTCTTTGTTCGTTTCTAAATTGACAGCAGGCTTAACGCAACTCTGCATCAACTGCAGTGGTGGTCGAACCTTCTTTATTGTTTGCACTGTTACTGTTCGAGTCTCTGGTGTACTCGAGCAAGCTGATAACAGAGCCAGGTATACTATGATCAAACCAAACTTTAATGTTTTCATTGTTGGTACCTAACTCATTCAATTCATTTTCAAAGTGACTTAATTGCAAGGTAAGTTCTTTTAACTTATTTGCTCTCTGTACTGCCAACCTATCAACTTTAAGAAGCTCTGCTAGTGCTTGGTTCGTTGCATTGTTTGCATTGTCTACGCTAACGGTAAGAGATTCTATTTCATGCTGTTTGCTTATTAACTTACTGTCCAACGCCTCAATCTCGAGCAGCTGCTGCTGCACTTTTGATTGAAGTATGAATACATAGGTAATTGAAGATAGAACAACGCCAGCTAACAAAAGCAACTTAATTGCCGGTGCTGACCATAACTTTATAAAACCGGTTAATGTGCTTAACATAATTGATAGTCTCTTCGCTGTGATGTCCAGTTACACAATGAAGACAATTGATAATAGGTTGATAGTAGACTTCATTGTTACATTGCCTTTGTGACTTAAGGATGTTTCCAAAGCCAGCATTGTATGACGCAAGAGCTAACTTATATCGTTCACTCTGTGGTCTTGGGCTACTCCAACTGTTATTTAATTGCTTCATGTAAAGTGCAGCTGCTCGAATTGACTGAGACGGCAACCACGGACTTGTTAGTGTTGAGTGTTTCTTTTTCATGTCTAGCCAGGTTAATGGCATAAACTGACAAACACCCATGGCCCCAACTGGAGATACTGCAAATCTTTTTAGTCTGCTTTCTTGAAAGCATTGTGCTTTTAGCAATCGCCAATCAGTACCGACTGGCAAGTGAATAGATGAGGTTTTGAATTCTTTATCGTATGTATCAGGAAAGAGCGAGGCCGACCAAGATGCAGACGGCAATAAAGCGACAACCAAAGTAAACAGCTTTCGACATATCATCGGCTTCATTAATCCAATCTCCAAATCTGACAACCTGTGAAATGATGTCGAACCACATAAGAGCGAACCTGACACCAATCAAAGCAAATAGTGCAATCGCCAACTTAAACAACAGTTCAACGAAAACGGCTTCTAGTCCGAACATTAGTGATCACCTTTGGAGTTTTGATTGCGATTAACTTGCTTTTCTAAAGAAGAAATTAGCTCTGCTATTGCAGGTAAGCTTTGGTTGAGTCCGGCCATGACAGGTTGAAGTACTTCTAATTGTGCTTCAAGTCTCTTCATTCGCTCATTCATATTGTCGAGTCGTATAGACAAATGATTCTCAACGTCCACTTTAGTCATGTAATTGGACTTAACGTCTTCTCTAAAGTCTGACGTTCGTTCCACTTCTCTGTGAAATTTTTCCCAGAGACTACTTAAACTACTTTTTATTCCGCTTAGGATGAAACCAGCAACCGTTACTGCAAGAATGCAGAAAGATACTGCTACGGCCAGCTGATCAGCACCCATATATAATTATCTTTTTTGTTTTTGATTTGATAAAGCGCTGCGCACGGCTTTACATACTTTGCTTAACTTGAATTTTTTCATCTGACACCATTTAAAAAAACGCTAGGCGTTAACCTAGCGAAAACATAACAGGAAAAATGTTCAAAACAGGGACTCAACAAGCAGATACAAAAAAACCCAAGGGGTTAACCTCGGGTTTTATCGTGTAGCTTTGCTAAGCTTAGCTGAAATAGTAGACTCTTTGCGCGCGCAATTCAAATAAAATCATGCAGCTTTTGAAACTATTATTCCCTTTGCCATTAAATGGCCATCAAGCCAGGCAGTTCCACTCAGTAACAGCTGCCTTGATTTAGTTTCACCAATCCTTAAGTTAGAAGCAATCGCCCTATACGTTAGTTGCGAACGATAGTGCATCATAATGACCTTTTGTGTTAGTGGGGCGCTATGTCCCAAAGAAGCAACAGCCATATCAATCTGCAACGCTAACTCATCATCAATATCAACATACACAAACTTGCCTGGTGAATTAAGTGTTAAGCCTAACCCAGTTCGTGACCACTTTCCCCACTCGCCTAAAAGGTACTCAACGTTTGTTGTTATTTGCATTGCAGTGCTCCACTTTTAACTTCGTCTGAACTAAAAAAGGAAGTGTCATAGTAAAAATGACCGTGACATAGAACTGTGACAGCTACAAGTGTTGGTATTACTAGGATTGTCATAGTGTCATAGTGTGTCATAGTTAATTTACGTACACAGGTAATAGATAGATATATTTGAATGGTAAATCGCGTTGCGTGGTGCGCGCGCGCGTATGTGTGGAAAGTACCGTGACATACTGTGACACTATGACAATCCCTTACATGGATTGGCCTGCAGCTGTCATGGTTTATTGTCACTGTCATGGTAAAAGGGCTATTCTGCATTCCAAAACCCCTTTGGTGGGTAGTAATGAGCAGGCCTTTTGCCGTTAATCATCTTTTTCCGTTTAACGAATTCTAATCTATGCATGATTAGACCTAACCGGCGTTGCTCCGGCGGCTTCATCGCTTGAGGCTCCATACCCAAAGCTTCTTCCATTATTTCGGATGATGAGTAATCTTCACGACGGTTTTTCTTCAACCAATTATAGATAATACCTTCCCAGATGTCTGAGTCAAACCTATCTTCTTGTTGAACTTCGAAAAAGTGTTTGTATTCATCATCTGGCCACCACGGCATTCCACTGTTGAACATATGTAATGCTTCTGCCCACAGTTGGTCCCGATCTCGTTTGATTGCCTCTTGGCAAATCTTGGTACACATAACTGGCCAGTATCGACGGTTACCGGTCGAGTCTTTAAGGTATCTATCTTGGTTAGTGGTACCAACAAAAACACATTGTCGTGGAAACTCCTGAACCATACGCCCATATGAAGGGCGATATCGGTCAGTTTGCGAGCCAAAAAACTGTTTTGCTTTAGTGTTCTCTGCCTTGTTAAAAGCATCGAGCTCGGCAAGTTCTATTCCCCACATGCCTTGCATTTGTTGAAAAGTATCTTTTTCACCTAGAGCCATAGGTGTATCTGTAAACCAGTCACCAAAAAGATTGTGCAGCATCGTAGACTTACCTAGCCCCTGCAGTCCTTCAAGTATTAATACAGAGTCAACTTTTACTGGTGGTCTAAGTACACGAGCAACAGCTGACACTAAGAAAAATACTCCAACCAGTGCTGAGTAATCTGAATCTTCTACGCCTAAGTAGTCAGTTAACCAGGTCTCAACTCGCTTTTTACCATCCCATTTAATGTCACTAAGATAATCTTTGACTGGATGAAAGGAGTGTTCTTCAGCATGCACAAGGATTGCACCCATAACATCACCTGTTTTAGGAGTGAACCCGTACTTTTCAGATAAATAAATTCTAAGTCGTTCAGTATCGCTATCTGTCCATTCGCCGGCTTTACCGACTTTAAATGGTGGTGCTTTTCGTTTGATGATCCTGTAACTAAAGTCGCAATAACCTAGAACGCCATCAAAAGCGGGGTCATTCTCTAGTACCAGTTTTGCATTGCTTATGTTCGCTAAGGGATTTCCTGCATTAGTTTTCTGGAGTTGATATATCCAATCCTGCTCATCCCCCGCTGAACGCTGTCGCGCGGTAGCGTTTTGATCGGGTTTAGACGAGTCATCATTAGCAGATATGTCTTTTGCCAATGTAAAAAGCTGAGACTTAACAACTTCTAACCCAGCTGCAACGTGTAGGTCGTTCCAGTCTGTAAATTTCTTATCACCCATTACGCTGCCTTCTTTTCTAATACTGAAAAGTCAGCAACTGCAACTCTAGCATTGATTAATTTCGCTGCTTCTTTTGCTTTGGTCAGTCCAGGGTTGCCAGGTGTTCCGCTATCATCATCTGCACAAATAATAAAATCATTACTTGGTAGTTTATCGCGCAAGCTACATACGACAGGCTTAAGATTCCCAGCATCAAGTGCTACAACACAAGGCCATTGAGTTGCCATGTGTATCGACGCAGCTGTCGCATAACCTTCAGCAACTGCAATTATATTGCAATCAGATGCTTTACCGATGAAATGGAAACAGCCTGATTTTTTACCATGCTTAATAAACAACTTTGTTCCGTTTGCAGTAATAACTTGAAGGTTCCATAGTTTTTTATCTGAATCAATTAAAGGAACGGCAAGATCACCACGTTTAATATGTAAAAAAGAAAACGTCCGATCATCATTATTCGGTAAGTTATTAAAGAATGATTTAATGTCCTGAGCACCCACAATAACCTCCGTTTTATAGTCATTATGCATAACAATGATTATGCTCGATTTAAATGCATTCAAACCAAAGCTGTGCACTTTCTTTTCGGTTAGGTACTTGTTCGATTTAACGGGAATAGTGTGATTGGACAATATGAACTGTGAAAATTGTGAAATGGTATTGTGCCAAGTGTCTTGCTCGTGTTTGGCCGCAGCTGCTGCTTCTAACTTGCGAATTTCTCTTTTCTTTCGCTCTTCTGCAAAGCGTTTTTTTTCTTCAGGAGAATACTCACTAGTATTGGGTTTATAACCATTGTCTGTTGCTGTTTTAACAACGGTTGCAATAGTTACGCTTCCTTCGGCTTTAATGCTGGACCAAGTACTTCTAAAGCTGTCTTTTTTAAAAGACGATGCATTACTGCTCCACTGTTCTGCAATATCGTATGCATCATCGCCGAACTCGTTTTTAATGCCCATCAGAATTTTTACCCAATCATCTCTGGGTACATCGGATTCGATAAATTCAAGAATGGATTGTAAATCTTGCAAGTACATCTGCTTCATTGTTTATCCCTGTTTTTCTTATATGTTATTTTTAATTTCTAACTACCTAATAGAAATCACATTCACCTGTTGTTTCTTTGCCACCATTCAAGCGATATCTATCCAAAATAAATAAAACACTGCGGTGGCTGTAATTATTAAAAAGTCTCATCCGAGCTGTTAGATGTAATTCCCTTAATGCATTTCTCATTTTTTTACCTGTATAAAAAACCATCTACCAAAAGTGATTACTTAAGATTGCTTTGACAGTTAAAGTAAACCTGTAAAACAAAAGGAATCACAATATGACTTACTACAATCAAGCTGCTTTCATTTGTTCGTCTTCTGGTGGGAAAATGTCAGGCCGCAACTCATGCCTTGAAACGCCAGTTTCTCGTTCAATAGGGATTACTTTGTCCGCGGCAACTTTGCCGGACTTCAACCAATTTGAAATGTTTTGCTGTGATGTATTTATGGCACTAGCAAGTTTTACCTGTCCGCCTGATTTGGCAATTGCCTTTCTTAATGAAGGGGAAGAATTCATTTTGATACCAATAGTTAAAATTACCTCCGCATAGAATACAACTTAAATTGTATTTATCAACAATTTATATTGTTTTTTATTGTACAAATCTTTTTGTAGAATAAAAAAAACCTAAAAAAGTAATATTTATGGATACATTAGCTAAGCGCTTAAATTATGTTTTAGAGTTAAAAGGGATAACCCAAGAAAAGGTTGCAACTGCTGTCGGTTCTAGTCAGCAGTCAGTTCATGCTATTTGCTCTGGGAAAACTTTAAAACCAAGAAGCCTTGTCGCTATCGCTAGGTTTCTAAACGTTTCTGCAGACTGGTTAGAGTCTGGTAGTGGTTATATGGAATTACCTGAGAGCAACACTCCAGAATTAGCCAGGTTTAAATCTAACGTCCCACTAATAAGTTGGGGCAAGGCCGCTGTTTGGCCTGATATTAGTCATCTTTTTAAACCTGATGATGCAGACGAGTTTTACCCTTGTCCCGACAAACATAGTGAAAACGCATTTGCGTTAAAAGTTTTTGGTGAGTCTATGTGGCCTGATTATATTGAAGGCGAAATCATTTTTGTTGACCCTTTAGTTGAGGCTCGCCATGGTTCATGCGTGGTGGTTCGGCAACAAGGGAATGAAGAAGCAACATTTAAGCAGCTCATTATTGACGGCTCTCAGAAATATCTAAAAGCATTAAACACTAACTGGCCTAACCCAATCTTTGAAATGATGCCTAATGCTGTGATTATTGGTGTTGTGGTTGCGAGTTATAGAAAAAGAAATTAAAGGGAAATTAAAGGAAAATTATATGTCTCTTGTTAAGTGTAAAGTCTGTGGTAACAAAGTTAGTAAAAAAGCCGCTACGTGTCCGCAGTGCGGCGCTCCTCAAAAAGTAAAAAAGAAAACATCTCTATTCACTTGGTTGATAGTCGTGTCGATTGGCTCTTATATGTTTAGTACAATTATAGCTGATCAAGAGTCGGCAAAACAAAAACAAGCTCAGGAAAAACGAAACGTACAGTTTTTAGAGGAGTTTAAGTCAAACAAAAAAGCAATAATTATCGAGTTAAACCAGTTATTGGAACAAGAAAACTATACAGAGATTACATCACAGGCCTCTAAATATAAAAATGTTAGAGATAAAGATTTATTAGTTATTGTTAACCAGGCTAAAGAGAAAATACTTTTATCAGAAGCATTAAGTATTCCAGCTGCTGATGCTAAAAAGAACTTAGACATCTATAAAAATTTATCTCTATTAGCGCCGAACAACCAAATGTACCAGGATAAAATAGAACACTATCAAGCGAAACTCGATAGAACTAAGCTGATTGAGAAACAATTTAGTTCTTGGGATGGTTCACATATTCAGCTTGAAAAAGTGATCAAACAACAAATGAAGAACCCTGACAGTTACGAACATGTCGAAACTTTATACTGGGATAGAGGTGATCATATAACTGTTCAAACCACATATCGGGGGACCAACTCGTTCAATGCAGTTGTAACAGAAACCAAACGGATTGAGCTTAACCTCGATGGGACGACTTACACCGAGAAATAATTACTAACTATTCTGCTAAATATTAACCGCCTTTTCGGCGGTTTTTTTTATGCCTGTTTCCTTTTCATTTAAATTCGATTTACAAAATTTATTGTTTTTTATTGACTTGTACAATTTTACTTGTATTCTGTTTAACAACTTAAATTGTTAAGCATGATTATGAAAACAATAAAAACAACAACAGGGTTTCAATTAGATGGTATTGAGGTTGATACAAAACCGCACTCACATCTGCCAACTCAACAAGCAAGAACATTGCTTTTTGTCGCCCAGGGGTTCCCGCAAAAACGCATAGCAGAAGAAATGGGCGTGAAAGTTACGACTGTTAAAAAGGCTTGCAACGACCTGAGTTTTAAATTCAACACGTTTTCCATGCGAGAAACAGTTCACCAAGCAATAAAGCAAGGTGTTCTGCGCTATACCGCATGCATATTTATCTGCTTACTTAATGTTAACAACCTAGACGTTGAAAGGAGTTTTAGAACAACTAGAACTAGCAATGCGCGGATTAGAAAGATGCGCGAACTTCAAAATAAATTCCTATCAGCTTAATTACTGGAGCGCTAAACCATGACTAAAGTCTACTTACTTCCAAGTGTTAATCGTCATTCTAATAAAGAAGTAATGAATCAAATCAACGAGGCTTCCAAGTTCGGAAACCTGAAAGTTGTATTTCCAAAAGTTATTACTTTGCATAACCCGCCGCCAGAACCACCTCCAATGGCAGCTTAATCGGTAATTACTAGGCAAATCGTTTTATAAGGAAGCAATGATGATTAGCAGTATTCAAAAAGAAACACTTTTAACAAAACTTAAAAACCAATTAGAAGCGGTAAATAGAAGCATCTCAGAAGAGAAGCTCATTCTTGTTGAGTACGGCTCAAAGTATTACGAAGTTGCTCTGGTAAGCATTACTACGCAAGAGGTTAAGCATTCATTTGTTTTGAACCTTTTTGCGAAACGAGACCGAGGTTTGGTCAAAGGCTTTATCGCATTAATTAAAAACACCAGGGCCAAAAGGTTGGCCCAATGAAAACGCTCAAAAAGTACTTGCCGCTTTGTATTAGTTTATTTCTGTATACAGCGGCATTAACAATTGTCGAAGGGATAGAAGTATGGATTTAAGTAGCAAAAGTGTCATTCCAATGGATGAGGCGATTCAATTGCTTGTTGCAAGTTATAACCAAGAGTCGATTGAACACGACGAACTTGTCGAAAAGTTAGAGCTTTTGGATCAAGAAAACGATTCAAATCGCAATTTATTGAAAAATTACGAAAGAGATGCAGGCATTGTATTGGAAAAAGCTGAAAAGTCCGATCAACAGCTGGCGCAGGCAAACAGAGAACGCGAGCAGGCGTTGTTCAAACTAAAAGACGTGCAGCTGTTGCTGAAAGCCTATAAAGAAATAGGTGCTACTCCAAAAAAAGTACGTGAAAAAATCAAAGACTATCAAACCCGCTTAACGAATCATAAGTCTTCTGCAGATCAGCTTAAAAAAAGTCTTATGTCAGAAAAGAAGAAGGTTGCTGACTTAGAGAAGCAAGTCGCTGAGTTAACAAACCGCCTAGATACAGCAAGTATTAATCAATTGTTTAGAGATGGTAACGACATTGTTCAAACCTACCCTTACCACCTTGGTGACATGATTACCGGTTATGACGAAAAAATGACGCCTTTATTGTATCTGCACCAAAGCGGAAGGGGAGGTCTAATTTTGCTAAATGAAGATGGTGAAGCGGAATTGGTTGACGCTCCAAAAGGTGGTATCCGCCCTAAAAAAACAACAATGGAACATTGCGGAAAATGGCTGCGCAGAGCGAAGGATAAAAACTGGGATTTATCTGATAGTGATTTGGAATCTTTATCAGAGAACATGGCGGCATGACTCAGGATGATTACCTAGATAGCAGACATGATTGTTGTCGCTGCAGAGAAACCTTTGACCTAAAAATTAGATTCAAAATCCGAGCGTTAATTAAATTAAACCAGTTGATTGAGCTTGGGTTAATAACACAAAAAAGGAAACGTAGATGAAAAATGAAGTTCAAGAAGCGCCAGTGGCCAATGATGTAATGATTGATTTAGAAACAGTTGGTAGCGGTTCAAACGCTGCAATTATTTCAATTGGCGCTGCAATATGGAATCCGTTCACTGGTAAATTTGGCTCTACGTTTTACCAGGCAATCAATTTAACTGATGCATTAAATTACGGCGAAGTTGACGGTCAAACTATCGAATGGTGGATGAGACAGGGTGATCAGGCTCGCGCGGTTTTTAATGATGCAAACCGAGTTACATTGAAAGATGCTCTTTTAGCATTCCAAGATTGGATTTATCAAACCGGTAATTTCCATAAACGTGTTGTCTGGGGCAATGGCGCGACATTTGACAATGTGATTTTGTCGAACGCCTATGAAGCAACAAATATGACAAAGCCTTGGCCTTTTTATGGTGATCGTGACGTTCGCACGGTTGTCGACATAGGTAGAAGAATATTTGGGATTGATCCAAAACGTAATATTCCAATGAAGGGTGTATCACACAACGCATTAGATGATGCAAAACACCAATGCCTTTATGTCACAGACATTTATCAGAAGTTACAGAGCAAAGACGCCCTTAAGGCAGCTTAGGAGCCAATGATGAAAAACAAACTTATTGATCTCAATAACCACTTGTTTGCACAGATAGAAAGAATGTCTGACGAGTCGATGGATAGTGACAATGCCAAACTTGAAATAGAACGCTCTAGAGCTATTTCTCAACTATCAAAGCAAGTGATATCAAATGCGAGTTTGGCGCTTCGCGCTGAACAATTTAAGGCTGAGTACGGAATTAGCCGAAAATTACCAGGAATGTTGGAACAGTTATGATCAGGTCGGTGTTATTTAACCAAGAACAAGTTAAATGGATTGTTAGTAATTACGGTCCATATGGCCGTAAAGAGCTAACTAAGAAATTTAATACTGTTTTTGGAACGAATATATCACTTACGCAAATGATTAGTTTTGTTAAGAATAATCGAATCAATTCTGGAAGAACCGGTCACTTTCCAAAAGGAAATGTTCCTTGGTGCACTGGTACGAAAGGACTTTGTAAGCCTAACTCTGGCTCATTTGCTAAAGGTCATATTCCTCACAATCACCAACCTGTCGGTACCGAAAGAATTAATGGTGACGGTTACCAAGATGTGAAGATTGCTGACCCTAGCGTTTGGCGAGCTAAACATATTCTTCTTTGGGAAGAAGCAAACGGCCCTTTACCTAAAGGTCACAATGTTCGGTTTATTGACGGTGATAAAAATAATATCTGCTTAAGTAATCTCATTGAGGTTTCTGACTCAGAACATATTTTCATGAATATTAACGAGCTTAGCAAACAACCTCCTGAACTTAGAGAGTCAGTCATTGCGCTATCAAGGCTGCAATCTAAAACTGCAACTCTCGAGAAGGGTTTAAAAAATGACTAAAACGAATTGTAAAAAATGCCAAGCAACCGTGTTGCAAGAAGGCTTTTGTGATAACTGCTTTTATCCAGGCATTGAAGATGATTATAACGAGTATCAATCTTTAATCGAAGAAGGCCATGCAAGACCAACAGCTGCGGTTATGTCTGGCTGGTTAGGAGCTGAAGAAATATGAGTGGCGCAAAAGAAGTTGCAGCAACGGCTGTTGATAACATCGAGCACCTTATAAGTGAAATGCTTGAAGGTGATTATGCAGATAACGAAGTTAGCCTTGGTCGCTTATTGTGTGGCAGCGAAGAGTTACAAGTCAGGTTAACAATTACCAGAAATAAACAAGACTTCATCTTTGATGAATTTGAAGACTTAGCTTAACAGGTGACTTTAAATGATAAATAGAAAGCTAACTCAACAAGAACTAAATGAGCAGTTCAAAAGCAAAATAAAGCCAATGTGGGATCTAATTGTTAAAGAGTCTGGGCTTTCCGAGCAAATGGCTATAGCTACTGGTAAAGGGGAAATACCCTCCTTCCTTGCTCACTACGTTCATGCCAAACAGAACGTTGAGCAATATGGTTTGGTTATGCCGGCCCTTGTTGATGGTTGGAGTATTAATTAAATGGACCAGAATAAAATTAGTGATATAGACAAGGTAATTATTCAGCTATTTTCAAAACGATGGGTAGGCCAATCGGTGACTAATAGTTTAGAAGCCATGAAAGCCCAGTTATATAAAAATCTAAATGACCAAATTAAAGGTTATTGGTCTGGAAGTACCGCCTACTCAATAATGATAGATGGTGGCTTTTTAATAGATCAGAAGCGTGAAGATGGCAAGTCTACTAGTAAGAAGTTGACAGCGTTTGGTGAAATTTTCATGAACAATTACAAAGCTGAAGCTTCAAGTAAGCACTAAAGGATCTATCCAATGACTAACAACTTAATAATCAAAATCAGATGGGTTTGTGTTGCGTTTATGCTGATAGAGGTTTTCCTTGCGCACCAGAACAAAGACAATGTAATTCTTTACGCTCTACACTCACTTGAATCAACACTTTGGCTTTTGGCGTTCGTTTACTTTCTAGGTAAAAGCAGTTTTAACCTTATCGTAACTAATAACCTAGATTATAAAAGCGGTGACAATAATGACTAACAAAAAAATAGACTCAATATTCAAAACCGCACGTCGATTTTCTTGTCTGTACCTTTCCGAACATTGGGGCTACCTATTCACTTACCGTGCGAATGCAGATAAAAGATTTGAGGACTAGAACAATGACTAACAAATCAATAGAAGGCCACTGGGATTTATCAAAGCTTTGCAACGAACGTACAGGAATGTCGCAGAGTGAATTCAAAAAGCAGTACCATTGTGAGTTTACGCCTGAAAAAATGCTTATTAGCACGTCAACGTTCCATAAAATGCAAAACCGAATAGACGAACTAGAAGCCGAAAAATACCAGTCAATCGAGTCTTGGAATTCTCAGCTTGAGAAAGCCAGTGCGCGCATTGCAGAGCTAGAAAAACGTAATAGTGAGTTGTCAGAGTATAAGTTTAAACACCCTAAAAGCGGTGAAGCAAAAACAGTGATGATAAATAGGCAGTTTATATTAGACCGTCTTATTGATGAGATTTACGATCAGATAGATTGTGATTGCGAACCAAGCCCCATTGGTTGTGACTGTGATGAATATTTTGCAGAGTTTGATTTTATCGAGCTAAACAAGGAGTCTAAATAATGACCGAACTAAATAATCAATTGATCATCGGTAAAACATTTAAACATTTCACCGTCCTTAAAAAGTTAGCTCGAGTTGGTGGCAACGGTTATTTTTATTACTTGTGCGAATGTGAGTGTGGAACGCAAAAAGAAGTAAGACAAGATAATCTCGGCAGAGTAAAAAGTTGTGGCTGTGTTCGAAGTGAATATAGACAACGAGTAAGTAAACAAACATTTAATTTGAGCTCAGCTGCCAAGAAAGCTAAAGCGACCAAGCCGAAGAAGTCACCAAAGTATAAGCCGTCAATCACTTTGGATATTGAAACCAAACTTGAAATGAAACGAATAGAGAAAGAATACCAATTATGAAAACATCACTTTTATTAATGGCTCAATATGAAAAGACGGCAATTCCTCTTGAAGAGATCTGCGAAACTTACTTCGCTTGTTCTCGTCATACTGCCATACAAAAAGCAAAGTCAGCTTCGTTGCCTATTCCTGCATTCCAAGTAGGTACCGGTCAAAAGTCACCATGGTTCGTTCACGTTGATGACTTAGCTAAGTTAATTGATAAGCAGCGCTTAGAAGCAAGAGCAGAATGGGATAAGGCGGCTTAATATAGCTAAGCCTTAACCCTTAATATTTTTAGTATTTCATTTTTTATTGAGTTTAGTTCAAATACCGCAAATGAATTAGGGTGCTTATGTACAATGCTATACCCTTTTTCAGACTGCGTTTTAGTGACATATCCTTGATAAGCAGCACTGGTAAAACTATCCAGAATGTTATTTCCACAAACAGATTTTAATTTCATAAGTTTGGCTTCCTGGTCTTTAGTACACCAATTGATGCTTGCTTCACAATCCTCGACTGACTCTCCATTTAAATAACTTTGCTCGAAATTGTCAGAATACGGCTGCTTTACTCCTAACATACAAATTTTATATATGCTTTTAGTATCGGCCGGTAATGACTCAGACAATATGGTAAACGTTTTTTCAATTCCCTTAAGCAATCGAGCTGTATGATCACGCATAAGTACCGGTGTCAAAATCAAGTCTGGAGAACGTTTGGCTAACTCTCGTTTTGCAATTTCGTCATTAACATCCATTATGCAGAAGTCATAAAGGGGAACAATATCATTTAGGCTTGTTTCATTTCCCTTTATTACTTCAGAAATCTCAGCAAAAGGCCCATCAATTGCTCTGCTTTCTATGCCTTTTAAGTTTTTTACCTTTGGAAAAGGAAGGTTCTCATCAATGGACTTGTTCGAGTAAATTCCAGATGCCTGGTACTCATCAGTTAAAATCAAAACATCGTAATCGTCCTGCATTAATAATATTGCCAAATCCATCGCAAGGAGAGAACAGCCGCTGCCGGAACCACCGAGTACAGTGATTAATTTGCTTAGCTTTGCATTTTGTACTGGCGGATATGGCAATCCATGCTTCAAACAAAATAATTCTGCAGTTGTCTCTGGTATTCGAGCTGAGCTTGTTGCTGATGTTGGCGCTTCATATCTCTGCCAAACGCGCATGCTGGTATTAACAGACTCACCGGCTTCTTTTTGCGTTAAGCCTATTTTTTTTCTAATTTTCTTTAGTAATTCGGGAGTTACGATTTTGTTTTGTTTGTTTTGCATCTAATTGTTTAAAAAGTGATAGGTAATGCGACGTATAATACATAAAAGGTACATAAAGTCGTACTAATCGACAGATATATTTTTAATAACCATGGAGTAGAATTAGGTAAATCAAATGGATTGGATGTAGTACCAAATGAATAAAATAGAAATAAGCGACAACCTCAACAAGTCAATATTGCAAGCCGAAGCTATTTTGGCATTGCTGCAATCAGAAGACTCCTTCGCTAAAGTGAATCAAGAAATGCTAGGCAATGCCTTGTGGTTAGTTGATGAAAAGCTAGAGCAAATAAAAACATGCGTAAACAAGTTACAGCTGACATAGTCTCTATTCTTTATCGTGTAGCCTTCTTGGAAATAGCTCAGTGTAAATCTGCCAAAGCGTATTAATATTGCGATGTCCAGTTACCTGAGCAACTTCATCAATTTGAAACCCCATCTCGAATAAACGGCTGGCGCCTTCGCGTCTTAGATCGTGATATCGAAGATCTTTAATACCATTTGCGTTTCTAACTCTTTGGAAACCAGCTGTTACTGATCTTGAGTTGTGAGGAAATATTCTTTCATCTGTTTTGGGTTGGGAGTTGATGATGTTCCAGGAATCACCAAGTAGAGGAACTAGCATGTGGTTGCCTGATTTTTTGCGAGGATCTTTGCGGTTGCGAACTAATACTGCGTTTTGCTCTGTATCTAGGTCTTCCCATAATATGGAACAAACTTCTCCAATCCGCATGCACGTTAATATAGAGAAATTAAGGATATCAAGAAACGGTATTGTAGAAGAACGCTGCTTTTCTCGCAGCTCGAGCGCTGCCCTCATTTTGTCGAGTTCAACACTGGTTGGCCGTCTCGTTCGTCGCTCACTTTTGCCAATTAGTTTAAGGTCATAAAGTGACGCATAGGCTTCAACAATGCATTCATCATTTACACTATACCCGAACTGAGGTTTTGCAGCTTTTAGCGCCCAGCGCAGATAACTAACATCGTGATTGATTGTTTGTGGCAACGCACCGGCTTCTTTCCGAGATTTACAGTGCTCGATAATATGCTTAGGTTGCAGCTTAACTATTTTTACTTGTCCTATCTCACAATCGCATAACATATTAAGAACAGACAATTTGGTGCGGCCCAACTCGTTATGCGGATCATCAATAAGCTTGGCTATTAATTCACGTACAGAAACATTTTCACCTGTTTCTAAGTAACCTCTTTCTTCTATTTCAACAACACGACGTTTACCCCAAGTCTGAGCAACTTTTTCTTTAGTGAATGTTTTCGATTCAGTGTAGACTACGCTGCCTTTTTCTTTGACTCGAATAAATGTTTGATACTTAGGTGTGCCGTCTTTTTTTATACGTTTTCTTATACTGAAAGATGCCATGATTGCTCGGGGATACAATTTTGTGTATCCCAAGTGTATCCCTGACAACTTCAAAAAGTCAAAAAAAGCCAATAAAAGACAATAAAAGTAAATTATTGAGAGCCCAGTTAAATAAGCAGGAGACCGCATGAATACTGAGAATACACGTAAATCAATAGACCGCCGCTTCTGCGTAGCACCGATGCTTGATTGGACCGATCGTCATTGCCGTTACTTTTATCGAACAATGTCTAAACACTCAGTGTTATATACCGAGATGGTTACAACTGGCGCTATTATTCACGGCAAAAAGGACTTTCTAAAGTTTAATAAAGAAGAACACCCTGTCGCGTTACAGTTAGGTGGCAGTGATCCGGAAGCGTTAGCACACTGTGCCAAACTAGCTGAAGAGAGAGGTTACGACGAAGTAAACTTAAACGTAGGTTGTCCATCAGATCGTGTTCAAAATGGTATGTTTGGCGCCTGTTTAATGGCAAAACCTGAATTAGTTGCAGAATGCGTTGCCGCAATGAAAGCAGTGACGACCATCCCTATTACAGTGAAGTCTCGTATTGGCATTGATGATCAAGATAGTTTTGAATTTTTATTAGACTTTGTTACCAAAGTTAAAGCAGCAGGCTGTGAAACGTTTATCATACATGCAAGAAAAGCTTGGCTTACAGGCCTTAGCCCAAAAGAAAATCGCGATATACCGCCACTTGACTACGACCGTGTATATAAAATTAAAGAGATGTTTCCTGAACTGGAAATTATCATCAACGGTGGTGTAAAAACCTTAGATGAAAGTCTAGAACACCTTAAACACGTTGATGGTGTAATGATGGGTCGAGAGGTTTACCAAAATCCTTATATCATGGCTGATGTTGATGACGTTATTTACCAGGATAACCATGAAAAGATCTCACGTTCTGGTGTTTTAGAAAAAATGTCTGATTACATCACTAAACATGAAATTAATGAGGGTCGTGCATGGCATGTTTTACGTCATATGATGGGACTTTATTTAGGTTTACCAGGCGCTAAAATTTGGCGTCGATATTTAAGTGAAAATGCAGTTAAAACGGATAAAAAAGGCAAAGAGTTAATAGTAGAAGCTACTGAGTTTTTCCGAGAAAGAGGAATTGACTAAAAAGTGGTTAAATTTACCATTGAGTTGTTTTAGTTAAACGATGAAATTATTGCGTTTGCACTTACAAACTATAAAAGGCCTATTTAATAAGGGCCTTTTTTTATTTTAAGCTTGGCACAACCTTTGTAACACTATCTCCGACTAAACAAAAAACACTAGGAGAAAGTCATGCAATCATTAGTTCTATTAAGCAGCCTTGTATTAAACACACCAGTATCAATTAGCAATCTGTCTGATACTCAAGATTTACAAAACTTAGTTAACGAACAAGTTACCACTGTTCAAAAACACGTGAGCTATAAAGCGAAGCAGTCAATTTTAAGCAACGATCTTTTTCAGGTGCAACAATTGATGAAGCTTGCAAAACAATCAATGAATTCAACTGATTTGATGAGTGAATAATTATGGTAAGTTCTTTTACCTTATTTGTTGTTTCATTCTTGCCAGTTATTAGCCTTGGAGTAGTTTACGCAATTGTAAACGCAGTG